TCCATGGCAGTGCAACGATCACCCAAGCCTTCGTCATGCAGGACATTGTAAGAGAGGTACCGCTTTGCCGCCTGACGGATTAATTCATCCGCGTAGGTCAGGAAGTGATTAACATCCACATCCGCGACAAGCGGCGGACACTTGTAGGTCGCGATGATTGTCAGTGTGCCCACTTCCTGCGGTACCGGAAGCAGGCGTATCTTCATCTGAGCATAGGTCCAGTACTGCGGTATGAAGTAGCCCGGCCCCACCGGAGATATGTTCTCCATGGTGCTGTCCTCTAGGGGACGCAGTGCGATGCTTATATCCGCATTGTTATAGCGAACCGTCTGGATGCTATACATGTCCGCCGTGTTCTTCGCGGACCCGAATATGTTGTAGTATCCCTGCCCAACGACAGTCGCCAAGCTGTCCTTGAGCGTGTTGAAGTAGAACGTCTTGCGCGAATAGAACTTGATCGCCTGATTGATTGCATTCTGGATTTGAACGTTCGATAAACGTTCGTTCACCAAATCATCGGCGATCAGAGCAGTCAATTCACCAAAGTTCATCGTACTCTCCTAGAAGGGAGGGGGTGAGGCTGAAGCATCCCCCTCCCCCTTTGACTTACCGCTAGTTGTTAAGCAGGCGGACGGCCAACTCAGGACGCTGCGCCACAAAGCCGTAAAGAATATCAATGCGGCATGGGAATGCGTCAGTATTAATGTCGTAGGCCCTCACAACACGCATGGAGATACCATCCAGCGTCTCGCGAGCCTTGAAATCCACACCACCGGGCATGACCAAATCGGCTGTTGCCATCGTGAATGCGGACTTGTGGTAGCAGAGTGACTGCCCCGTAGACGTAGAAGCTGTCTGCGTGAAGGTCATCAGGCCACCAGCAGGAGCCGCACTGACAGTCTGTCTGCCACCGGCAGTAGAAGTCAGAAGAGCAGGAGCAATGCTAACAGCACCAGCGCCGCCAACGTAAGGAGCAGTGACAACGAATTGCTGTAGGACATTGGTGACAGCCTTCGTTTCAGGATGCACACGATAGACGCCTGCAATGGTGAAGGTATCGCCTGCGACCATGGCATTGGCACCGCCAGCCACCGTCAACACCAAGCCCGTAGCACTCACGCTTGTTGCGGTATAAGACGCATTGCGAGCGCCCGCCGTGAAGCGCGGCCAGAGGGTATTTTCCATGAAGTCGAACCCTGCGGCCCGGCCCATGCTGCCCTCTTTGTATTGGCTGGAAATCTCGCTCTGCGCGTTGAACAATGCCTTCGCATCGTTAACAAGATCGACCGTATCCTGAGTATTAAGGTTGGCCGTACGTTGCGACTGCGGAGCCAAGTTGTCGGTCAGGATTTTGCGACCCTGAAGGACTTTGGCAAGAGTGAGCGCAGCGCCGACGTTCGGCACTACGTTGTAGACACTATTCGCCATGCCCATGGCAGCGCCTTCAAGGCTCGCAGCCAGAACCGAAATCGCCGGGTCCAGAATGCGGGACGAGAAGTCGTCCAAGGACAGGGTAAGTTCCTGTGAGGTGAAGGAAACGTCCACGCCAAGCCGACTTGAGACGACAAGGTTGACCATCTCTTCCACGGTATCCTGCACGGCGAGAGTGGCCGTGTTGCGGGTCGTGTACTTGTTAGGCAGGCGAATACGCAGGGTTTCGCCGATCTTTGCACCTTCCTTGCCGAAAGCATCGTCATGTTGACGGTCGATGCTGCCGATAAAGTTAGCCTTCTGATGCAGGATCATCAGCGCCTTACGCGTGATCTGCAATGGAGTGAGAAGTGTATTAGTCGCCATTTAACCGAACCTTAATCCAGTGCCATTAGCTGCTTTTTGGTTCTTTTTACGCTCCCGTTCGATCCACTTCTCTATTGGCATCTCGTCGCCAGAGCTTGATGGAGAGGTGCGCCCCCTCGCAGAGGGGATTTGTCTTACTGGCCTAGCTTCCACAGCAGGAGCAGCATTACCCGACACAGCTTTCTTCAGGTTTTGCTTCATCATCACTGCTAGGTTTATGTACTTGATACTGTCAGCATTAACGACTTGGGACATTTGCTCGTTAGTCATACCGAGATGTACCCGTGCCGCTTCCGACAATCTATCCATGTACGCAGGCGAGTATCCGGGCCAACCATACTCAGGGTCCGGTTTACTGAGTGCAGTGATAGTTTTCTGTATGGCCGCATCGCGATTTTGCGACTGTAGAGAACTAACGTGCTGCATTTTAGCATTGAGGGCTCCCGCTGCTTGATTGCGGTACTCCTGCAATTGCTGATACTGGAAGTAATGGTATTGCGCTGCATTGGGGTCTTGCAACTGATAGGCAGGCCAATCAATCTTGTTATACTCTTGAAGCTGGGCATCGAAGCTGCGAACAGTGGCTATGTCCTCAAGGACAGCCTCCTGAATGCGCGCCTTCTCCTGAAGCTGCACTTGATAAGCTTCGACGGCTTTGCGTTGTTCTGCTAATGTTTGCGTCTTCTGCGTGTAGTCTTCTTCGCGCAGAAGGTGGTCCTCGACAGCTTTGGGGACGGTGTAGGTCTTGCCGCCGATTTCGACTTCAATAGTCTCAATCGCGTCCTCGTCGTCATCCGCCTCTATGTCGACCACATCGCCCGGAGGGGGCGGGGCATCAATGCCAAGTGGAAGCTCCTGCTGTACGGGTTCGGCAGCGGGTTCAGGTGCCAGTGGCACTGTCGGATCAAATGTGTCGCCTTCAGCCATTGTACTATTCCTTTAATTTATCAGGCAATTTCGGCGGGGGAGGAACGTATGGGGCGCTCATGCGCCCACCGGCAAAAGCAATAGCCGCCGTGAAAGCCATCGTTATTAGTTCTTTCCCAAAGTCCTTTAAATCCGTACAGACGGGCATTGCACGACCTGTTACAGACAAAAACACGCATGTCCCCATCCCGAGCAGCAACAAGATCATCATAGTAGCAATAATCATCGCTACTAGTAGAAACGCTCCCTTGACTGTATCGAACTCGCTCACTCATCATGTCCTCATGGAACACTAGCTACCCAACCCGGCGTCTCCTTAAGCACCCAGTTGGTGTCGTTCATCGCTACGAAAGTACCCCAGCCACCTAGATTGGGCATCTCGGCTCCTAGTGTCGTCACTGAGTTGACCGGGAAGATGATGTTATCGCCACTGGCAGGGACAACCTTGACCCGGTTGCCATTGCTCATGCACACGAAGCTGAAATGTAATCCCGCCGCCGCAGCCGGGAGCAGGAAGGGAGCAACCCCCGTTGCACCGGCATTGGTGTAGCACTTGCCGCTATCACCAGCGGTGAGCGTAGCTCCCGTAGGAGCGTTGACAATGGTCAGTGCCGTGGGAGCAGCAGGCAGGGCTCCCCAACCCGCAGAGGTCAGGACAGTAGTCGGAGAGGGAGCGCCCGCAGGCGGAACAAGCCCCTTCGCGGAAGCTGTGAATACGTCTAGGACGCTCGTGACCTGTACCGTGGTCAAGTCCTGCGGAGCCGCAGCGCCACCCGCAATGTTGCCCTTGAGGGTCAACGTGGGCATACTGGCGAGCTTGGCATTCGTCACCGCCCCCGCTTCAATCGTCCAAGTGCCGCCTGAAACCGTAATATCGCCCCGGTCACCTTCCAACGTCAGGGACGCCCAGACCGGATCGGCCCCGGCCCCACTAGTCTGAAAGACTTGGCCTGCTGTGCCCGGAGCCAATGCCTGCCACGCGGATGATCCACGAAACAGGATCATGCCCTGCGTACTGCCCAGCGCCTCTAGATCAGTGCCACCGTCACCAATCGGGGTATCGCCGGGACCAAACAAGGTGCCGTCCTTGCGAACCTTGAACTTACTTGTGCCATCTACTTTCAGGTCCAATAGGAGAGAGTTGGACTGACTACCATTGTCGGTCACATCCATATTGACCGCAGTAAACAGGATGGCACCGTCATCCCATATGTCCCGCATGTCGAAGATTTTGCTCATGACACGACACACGCATTGCTGAGAGCAAACACATCGCCTGCGCTGTTTCGGGCTATTTCCTTGCAAACAAGAGTATGGCCCACATCCACCACATTGACTGTATGGTTGGGCGTGATCGCCTGATTGATCGGCACGTCATCGCGGAACCACTGGTAAGTAATCAGGTCAGGCGTGCCCAGCCATGTGCCCGGTGTCTGCACCTTCACAAGGTCGCCAAGGTGGGCAGTCGTCATATTGAGTACCGGGGGTGAGGTGTTAAGTAGCACGTCGTCGGGGATGTTCTCGCTGAAGTAGACCATGCCACCCAGCCATACCCGCACGGGGCTAGTGACTAGTTCGGGCTCGATCCATTCGACGCCTTCCACGGATGTGTCTTGCGGCTTGTATCGCTTCGAGCGAATAAAACCCTCTTCAACCTCTTCACCAATGACCCGCAGATTGACATGGTAGCGTTCGTCAAATGTTGGAGGCGTAATCTCAATGGGCGGAAACACCGAATTGTCATACTCGCCGGGATCAGTCATCACCGGACCTATGTGATCGGCATGGAAGCCAGGCTCATAGCCAAGCACTTCTTTGCCTTCCGGCGTCTCCGCAACGCGCGCAATGGCCTTGGTAGTGACGTAGGCCACCCAGTCCTCGCGCGTATCAGCCACATACATAAAGTCTCTCATGTTGTCCTCGTAACCAGTTCAGCATTAGACATGCGGGTCGGAAGATACAGGGCCTCCAGCATCCAACCGTTTAGATTTCCAGCGCCATAGGACGCATGTCCAATCGATAAAGTATTATAAGCAGAATTGAGGGTGATGGTGGTATCATCCGCACCCCAGATAAGTCCTTGGAATGCCGAATTAGCACTATCTATTGCCCATGCCCCGGCCACCTTGTAGGGGGGCCCCGGCGGATACCCCGGTCTTTCCTGATTTGTCTGATTACCTTCAGAAGTCCAGATAGAGAAGTTGTATCCCCCATAGGGGGGATACCCACCACCGGCCATAAGATTAATATACTCGGAGTAATTGCCCGTAATATTAATGCTCATAGGATAGGTGTTGTCGTTGGACCCCTGTATATACTTGGCGTACATCGTTCCGGCAGTTGAGCTGAACGGGAATTGCGACGTAGGTAGTTGCGGATAATCCGCCGCCCGCGTCACCGACGCGGTAGTCGTCGGAATGTAAGAAGAAGCCGTAAGACCCGCCTCCGCTTGCCAGCCCCAGAATGCTATGGTCCCTGCCCCACCAACCGTCTGAATGACTATAGAATTAGTTGGGTTAGCGGTAGTGACATAGGCTTCACAACGCCACCAGCCATTACCGACGCTATACATACGCCCAGTATGACCATTGGCAGGCGTTACTGTGCCCGTCGTCAAATCAAATATGGCACCTGCGAAATTGAAATTTATTCCAAGCTGGAATGACGTTATTGTACCGGCTTTGGCATAGACGGAAGCCGTCCACGGAACCCCAGACGAAGGGAAGGAGCTTCCATTAAAGATGCTTGCTGGGCCTGCCGTTAGCGTCAGCAGAGCATTAACTGTGGTTCCATCTGGAACAGCAATGGCCCCCCAAGTGCCCGTACCTACATAGATACTCCAATGACCGTCAGGCGCACTCGACCACGGGGCCACATTGGTCCGCTGCGTCTCAACCAAGAACTTTGAGCCAGCCGCAAACGGACTGTAGTCACGGCGAAGCTCGCCTGTCGCCAGAAGCGCCAGCACGCCAGTGGAGTTATAGTAGCTGCCAGCACTGGCCCTTACAGAAGTACCAAACCTCTCGACAGCGGAGCCTTGGTAGTTATGAGCCGGGTTTGTCGTATCCTTGATCGTCATGCTGTCATCGGAAGCGGCGATAGCAACGCCGTTAGTCGCAGAGCCCAGAAGTGTGTCGGCCGCGCTGAGTATGGGATCGCCGCCCGTCTGCACCTGCAACTGGCTGTTGGTCATACGACGCGGAAGGTACATGCCCTCAAGTATCCAGCCGTCTAACTGGTTCAGGTAGATTACGCCGTAGCCGATAGCGAGTTCGTTGAGGACGGGATATGTCGGGTCGTTGGTGTCATCCGCACCGTATATCAACCCTTTGAAGGCCATGTTGAGATTATTAGGAGCCCACCCCAAAGCTGCCTTGTAGGCGACGCCTTGCGGTTGGTTGGCTATTTGATAGTTGTTAATAAGGCCGCTCGCCATATAGGCTGAAACAGTAATGCCGCCGTATGGCGGATAGCTGCCACCGGCCGTCAGACCCATATAGTTCCCATAGTCAAACTCTTTGTTGTTCAGCAGTAGGGCATTGCCGCCCCGGTTCGCTACTTCGAACCATTTCACATAGAGAGTGCTAGTCTGCGAAGCGTAGGGGAACTGAGTAGTTGGCACATGTGGAGTATCGCCTGCGCGTGTCACCGTGGCTGTGGTGGTAGGTATGTAAGATGACGGGCCAGTAATACCGGGATAGCCTGTATCACTCATCTCAGCCTGCACATCGCCAATGTAGAGAACCGCACTAGGAGAGGCCGTCATAGAGTTGAAACCACCAAACAACACACGAAGGGCAGTGGTCGCTATAGTGCCCGCCGTACCGACAACATAGAACCGCTTAAGCGTAGTTGTCAGCGGCACAGCGGTGTTGATGAATACAACGCTGTCGGCGCTGTCCACCAGAACCGGAAGATTAAACGTGCCCGTCTCGCACTTGGCCCAGAAGGATATGATCCATACCTTTCCAGTGGCATTAGCCGCACTGGCGTTAGTCTGCATTAACCGATCATCAGACAAACCAACCGTCGTCCACTTGGCGAGGGTGGTATCGCCCATAGCCGAGACAGCTTGATTGGCGACGATGGTGCCCGACGCATTCCACACTGCCGCATCAGCCAAGTTTCTGGACGATAGGATGTAGTTGGTCTTCTCCTTCTCAGTCAGGTAGCCGGGCTTATTCACCCCCAAGCGAGCGTCATAGTCGAGACGAATACCATATCCCGGCGAAGAAGTCGTCGGAATGTACTTCCCAGCGGTGGAGCTACGCTCTAGTTGGGCTCCCCAGAAATACATATTCCCGGTAAGCGTAGCATCACCAGCCGCAGTACTGCCAAACGCGGGAGCAAAAATAAGGAACATTGCTCCGCCAAGGAACGTAAATGACACGGAACAGCGATACCAGCCATTTGCCATGGCAAAGATAGTTGCTGAGCCAAGATCAAGGCCAGAGCCAAGGCTCTGAATGGAGCCTGCCCCAGTTAAATCAAAGCCCCAGAAAGGTGACATAACATCACCATTTCCGCCCATAACAAACTTATTGGATGTTCCGGCCTTGACATGTATAGACACAGTATATCGTACATTAAGCTCCCATGCGGGCATACGATATAGCAGAGACAGCGCGGCAGGATTAGTATCGGCAACAAGGTCTGCCGTCATAGTGCCATCCGGGGCAGCTATGGCATTGGGGGTTACAACAGCACCCCCAGCTATCCAATCGGCTCCCGTCATATCCTCAGAAAACGTCAGTATGTTTTCGGGGGACCATACTAGTATATCATCTGAATTGTACCGTAATGCCTGAGACGCACGAGAATTTCCAAACTTGGTAGAGGCCGATCCCCTATAGTTATTGGCAGACGTAGTGGTATCCTTAATCTCCATGAAATCATTGCTGGCCTTGAAAGAAAGACCATTCAACTCACTATCCAGCATTCCGCCACCACCAGCACCGCCAGCCGCGCCGGGGAAATAGGGCAACCCTACTGCTACACCTATGCCAGTGCCCATATACATCTAGGCTACCCTCGTCCTGATAATCTCGTCTGCACGGTCTTCCAAAAATGAACCATCACGGGCCTGAAGCATGGTATGCTCGCCAATAAAGCACATATTA